CCTCTAACAGTACCATCAGAGCTATATCTAGCAAGATCAGCTATATACTCTCCAGCAGGTGAGTCTTCAGGTAATCCTCCCTTAATATAAGGTAGACCACTAGAACCACCAAAAGGGCGGTCCTTGTCTACTTTTAAGCTTTTTAAATTAGTTTGTAGGTCTCTTAACGCCATTATTATCCAGGTAAGTTATCCATGTATTTTACTATTACAGGACGGTCTAATTGAGAAGGTGCTGGTTTGTTAAGCAAATGAGGATTATCATTAATTGAGTACTCATAATGTAATTTAGACACTATTTGTTCTGCTTCAGTAGGTTGAACATTTCCTCCATTACCTAAAGTAGAAGTTTGTTCTTGTCCTAAGATTTGATTTGCCATGTTATTATGTTTTAATGTTTATAATAAATATTAATTATATTTTTCTTGTAGCCATTCCTAATGGTGCTTTTTGTAATTCACTTGATACACGTACTCCATCTAGGTTTGTTTGAACTTTTACTCTAGACATTGCTTGAGCCATTTTATCATAGTCAATAGAAGGAGAAGATTGTACTGGGGCAGAAGGGGCAGTTCTAACTTTATTATCTGGCATTAAGTTAGTACCAGCTACAATTGAGTCTCTAGGATTTAATTGAACTGTACCAAATTCACCTGATACTACTGGTCCTTTTTTAGGGTCAATAACCCCATCCTTCATTGTTTTACTTTTGCTAATTAAGCTAATCATACCCGCTACAGCTACCCCAGCTAAAGGTAAACCTACTCCAAATGGTATTTGAGCTAATGAGCTAAATATACTTGAAATAGCTGAGATTATAGATTTAGCAGATATAGTAGCTAATATTCCAGCTAATGTTAAAGCTAAAGGATTTCCTTCTTTTAAACCATTTACAAAACTTGTAACAGCTCCACCTATTACACTAAACCCTTCAATTAATGGTGCTAATAAAAGGTTTATAGCTGGTAATACTGTAGATACTAAATCCATTAATGGTGATACTATCTCCATAATAGGTCCTACTATTCCTACAAAAGCTTCTTGTAATTTTTCAGTTAAAGCTACAAATCTATCTTGAACAGAATTTGATGCCATTTGGTTAGCTAAAGCTTCATCTCCTAAACGTTTTTTAGCTTCTTCCATTCCAACTTGTTTTACTAAGTTGTCAAATTTTTCTTTAGCATTATCTCCTTCAACACCTGAAAGTTTACTCATAGCTTCTTGATCCATAAGCATTCCTCCCATTGTCTCAGCAGTCATACCCATAGCTTTAGCTGTAGCTTCTTGTTGTAAAACATTCATTTTAGAGAATGAATCTCTAGTAATATCTTGTTTTTGTAATTCTCTAGCTAAACCAGCATAATCATTTGTTAAAGCAAAATATCTTGCTCTTTCTAAATTTAATTGTTTACCAGTTAATACTTCAGCTTCAAATTCAGATGCTATAGAAGATTCTATATCTAATAAGGCACTTTGTGTTCCTTTTAATTTTTCTAAACTTAATCCTAATTTTCTAGCTTCGTAAGCAGCTTCAGCTAATTTACCAGGTTGATTAGCGAAGGTAGCTAAGGTATCTTTTGATAAACCTGATATATCTTCTAGTAATTGTTTTTCATTGATAGCTGTACCATTAACAGCATTTAATGCTCTAGCTGAGCCTAAGAAATTAGCTGCTATATCTTTAGTAGGTTTACCTGTGGCTAAAGATAATTTAGATAACATAGTAGCGGCTTCTACACTATACCCTGCTTGTTTTACTAATTGAGTTTGTGTTACTAATATGTCTTCACTAATTTTACCATTAGTACCTAAAGCTTGATTAATTTGATTATAAGATTCAGATAGAGCTTTTGTAGTAACAAATGTACTATTAGTAGACATTGCTATACTGTTAAACTCTTTAGCTAAACCTACAGATTGGGTATAAGATATACCCATATTTTTAGCAGTTTCTCCTGTAGATTTATCAAATTCTAAAAATAATTTTGTGAGTCTATCAGCTAAAAATCCAACTATAACTAAAGGATCTTTTAGGCTACTAATTAATTGCTTACCAGCTTCACCTATACCGGCTTTTAATACTTTAAATTTATCAGAAAAAGTAGCTGTTTTTTTCCCGTTATTAGTTACTTCTTCAGAGACTTCTCTCATTTTTTGCCTAACCTCATCTAAACCTAAAGCATCAGCTAAACCACCCATACCTATTTTTTGTAGGGTCTTTTCAATACCTGTTATCGCGGCGCCACCTAAACCTAAAGCATTTTCAATATTAGTTTCTTCTTTTAATCTAGCTTTAGCGTTAACAAGTAAACTTCTATATAAACCATCTTGACCCTGAAGTAAAGCATTTATTTCATCTAAAGCATCAATATCTCTTTGAGTAGCTTCACCTGATGCTATTTTAGTATTTAATACTTCTCTAGCTGTCACTAAATTTTGTCTTTCTTGGATTATTTTATCTTTAAGGTTAATTAACTCTTTTTTACTAAGTTGTGATATACCTTGTTGATCATTTTTAAGTTTTTGAGCTAAACTAGATAAAGTGTTAAAACTTTTAGAAGCTAAATTTAATCCAGTATTAGTATTTCTTATAGAAGAAACTATATTTTTAAATCCAGCTGATATACTAGTAAGGTCATAATCTAACATAGATAATTCTTGTTGAGCTCCTCTTAAACCTTGTTCTAATACTTTAACAGCATCATTAACATCATTAAATGAAGAAACATTAAAATTAGCGAAAGGATTAATCTCACCTAATCTTCTATAAGCTGCTTCTAAATCTTGCAGTAATTTTCTTGCTTGTTGGTCTGGATTTTGCGCCATGCTATATTATATTGGTATAAATATGAAAGGCTCCTATTTTTTAGGAACCTTTGCATTATATGTACTTGTTTGAGGAATATCAGGTCTAGCTATTTCTTTACCACTTTTATTAGTTAATTGATTGTTTTGTTTTTCAATTTCTTCATTTTCTTTGTCATACCATTCTTTTAACTTATTAAAAGTAAAAGTTCGAAGCCAAATAGGCATATTATAAACTGTATTCCAATCATAACCTCCCTTTCCATGAAATATTATTTCATGTATTTGAGAGAATATATTCATTCTATAGGTTGAGGTCAGGCCAAAAAAAGTTAAGACTAATTGGTACTGTGATGTCCTCCCCACCATCACCTTTAATAGTTAAATCAATATCTGGAGATATTCTTTTTATTTCTTGTCTTAAAGCTCTAGAATCTCTTGCTAGTAATTGATTATCAACAAATTCTCTAACAGTTTTTCTATCACTATCACCATTAACTGAAGTTATGATGTATTTTAATCTAGTTGATAATTCAGGTGAACCGTTTGGGTTAATTTTTTTAAGCCCTTTTAATTCCTGTTCTATCGCGCTTTCATCACCATGTGTTAATAATTTGAAAGTTATTTCATCTTTTGATGAAGGTAAAGTAAAATTAAAATTGTTACCTTTAGAATAATCAACATCTTCTGGTAATTCTTTATCAGTTAATGTTGTTAAATCTACTTGGTATGTTTTACCCCCATATTCAAATTCATAATCCTGACCGTATCCTAGAATACGAGAAGCAATTAAAATGGCGTTTTTATCACCTACAATTATTTCTTTAATATCAATTTTAGAAACTATAAGAGACTCAATTAATTTGTCTAATACAGTACCTTGTTGAATATAATTTTGATTAGTTAAAATATCTTCTTCACGAGCAGTCATATATTTCATTTCAATTTGACCACTTCTTAGAGGAGAACCTTCAGGATAAAGTAAACCTTTTGAAGGTAGATCTACAATTTCAGTAGGGAATTTTGGGGTTGTAACTTGATTTTCCATAAATTTTATTAATGTTTGTGTATATAAATATAGTAAAATAAAAGAAAGCCCAATAAATGGGCTTTCTCTTTTTGTATGTTTTGGTTATTAGTAGTTTAAGATACAATAATCCATTGCAATTGTCATTGAGATTTCTGCTGCTGCTTCTCCTGAAGCCCAATCATATTCTCCAAAGTTTGCTGATTTTACAAATGCTCCTTTTATGATCCATTCTCCAACTACATCTCCTACAGGACCTAAGATATTCATTCTTAAATCTTTTTTATAGAAATCAGAATATCCATCTCTACCTGTTACAGATTCGTGAGCTAAACGAGCCCATTCCATTACTGTTTGTGCTCCTGAAGGTGCGATTGGATCGTATAATGATAAAGTCATATCATTCCATCTTACTTTACCTTTAACTTTACGGTAAACATTGATGTGGTCTAATATAATTTCATTTGCTTCAAATCCTGGTGCAGATGCTTTTTTAATTAAATATGATGGAATACCGTCAATGTATAGTATAAATCTATTTTGAACTTTTGGTTCAAAAGCGGTAAACATTATTTCGTTTGGGTTTAATACTGCCATGTTATATTTTTGTTATTGTTGATGATAAATATTAAGAAAAAAGCCCTTATGGTAGGGCTTTAATCCTAAATTATTTTATTAAAATGTAGCTCCTGTTGGTGTTACATTAAAGTCTAATATAATAAACTCAGCTGTTCTAGTTGGTTGAATATAAATTTGACCTACTAACTGATTTCTATCAATTACATCAGCTGTGTTGTTAGTTTCATCCATCACTACTTTAAAAGCATACAATCCTTGTCTTTGTTGAATAGAATCTAAATATGGGTTTACTTGAGATAAGAATCTATTTCTTGTAGCTAATGTATTTTGTTCGAATACTAACGTGTTAGCAATTTGACCAATATAAGATTTTAATTCAATTAATAATCTTCTAACATTAATTCTATCTAAAGCTGAAGCTTTTTGTTGTAATGTTTTCTGACCGTAAGCAACTACTCCTTGTCCTGGGAATGTAGCAATTGGATTTACTTTTCCTAAGTACAATGTGTCTCTATCGTCTGGTGATAATTTTTTAGCTGCTTGAACAACACTTAAACCACCTCTTGTAAATCCACCTGGTGCGAACCATGGAGCTGCAATTCTATCATTGTAAGCGTAAACACTTGGTATGATTGTTGATGGTGGAACCCATGTTAATTTTCCAGTGTTTGGAGCATTAACTTGAACCCATGGCCAATATGCTGCTGCGTAGCTATTATCAATTTCAGAAGCTTCACTTACTACTGAACCGATTGTAGTAGTTTCTTTACTTACTAAATCTACAACTGCAATAGCATCACCTCTGTTTTGAGTGTTAGTTAACATTAATGATATAGCTGCTGAATTAACTGAATGCCATAATCCTGGTACTGTAATTACATTATATCTAAATTCATCTTGGTTAGCTAATAAGTTTAATGATGATGTATAATCATTATCTGATAAACCGTATACTGATGATAAACTACCATTAGCACCACCAAATGAACCACTAGCATTTAATGGAATAGAAGCAGTGTATTGAGATTTAGCTACTCCATTGTTATCAAAATAATTTGGTGTTGGAGCAGATACTGATTTTACTCTTACATATCTTGATTTATTAGTATAATCACCTGTAATATCAGTAAATCCATTATCTGTAGAAACTGTTTGATTACCAATTACAGCTTCAATATAATTTGGAGAGTTTGGATCTAATGATAATCCAGAATAAGATTCTAATATTACTTTTGAATTAATGTTATCATCTCCTCTTCTAATTAATAAACTAAATGTTCCACTAGCGGTATCATTATTAGCTACTTCCCATCTAATATTATCTGGAGTACCGTTTGTTAAAGTATTGTTATTTCCTGTAGTTCCAGCACTATTTTGAATAGCTCCCCAAGATAAAGTTTCTAAAGTAAATGCTGTTGATGGAGTTCCAGCAGCACCACCTGCTAAACTAGCTGTTAAAGTACCTACTCCACCCATTGTTGTAGTTTTAAATACTCTATAAGTACCATTTGGAGCTGTACCAGCAGCACTAGCTGAGAAAGCAAATGTGTCTGTACTTGTATTATAACTAGCTGAAAAATAGTTTTTAAGATCCCAAGATCCTGTGTTAACAATTTGAGCAATTTTAGTACCCCATTGATCTAATGTATAAGTAGATCCTGAGTTTAATGAAGCATAATAATATCTTTGAGAACCGGTATTATCAACATCTTCATATCCTGTAGTATTAGGGATAATATAAAAATCAATATCTGGTGTAGCGAATCTTATAGCTACAAATGATCCTGTATCTATACCTGTAAAAGTAGATACATTTAAGGAAGCAGTAGCGTATACTCCATCTACTCCTGTAATTCCACTATTAATACTAGATGTAGCAGGTAAAAATGTCCCACTTACTACTCTAGTTACTAATAAACTATTACCTCCTTGTTGGAAGTAGTTATAAGCAGAAATTGAAGTTAAATATTCATTTGTAGTACCTCCACTAACGAAAGAACCACCAAATTTGTTAATATAATCACTATAAGAAGTAACTAATGTAGGTATTCTAACTGGACCTTTTACAGTAGGACCTACTATAGCAGCTCCTGCAGTTATAGGGCCTTGTGTGATCTGTGATTGGTCATTTTCTCTAGTTAGTACTCCTGGAGATAATAATGTTTCAGCCATTTTATTATTGGTTTAAATTAATTTATTTGATGATAAATATTAGAGGGAGGTTTAAAACTTATATTTTAGGGTAAGTTATATCACCTGTTTTTATATCTATATTAATATCACCATATTTTTCTTTTAGTCTAGAACTTATTTCTATTTCACTTGAAACTATTTGTTCGTATTGCTGTTTTAAATAAATTTCTTCTTTTTCAATTTGTAATTTTCTAAATTGTAATTGACCTAATCTTCCTATTAAGGTTTCAGATTTTTCTTGGAAATCTATTAAATCTTTTAATTCTTGTTCTTCTAATTTTGTTGGTTTAATCATAACGTTATTTATTTAATTTATATCATTGATGTCCATGTAGCACCATTCCAAAAATATGGTTTACAATCTATTCCTGATCCTGATACGGCTATTGAACCTGTTGGTTGTCCTGATGGTAATGGGTTATTTGGTGCTAAAGTTAATACACTTGTAATACTTACAGATCCTGTTACTTGAAATTGTGAACCTGAAGCATATACTAAGTTATTTCTAGTAGCATTTGAAGCACCATTTCCTATAATAAATGCTCCTGGGTTTGAAGAAGATATATTATAAGTTCCTTGAACATGTTGGTAATCTCCTGATGCTACTGTATGATCCCCTTCAGCATGTGAAGCTAAACCAGTAGCTAATGTAATCCACCCTTCAGTATGTGAATATTGGCCTGAAGCTTGTGTGTTAAAACCTTCAGCATGAGTACCTGTATTATTAGCGCTAGTACTAACTCCTTCAGCGTGTGCAAATTCTCCATTTGCTACCGTTAAATTACCTTCAGCGTGTGAAAAAGTTCCATAAGCTATTGAGCCTGATCCTTCAGCATGTGAGTAATCTCCTATAGCTGTTGTGTAATATCCTTCAGCATGTGAATAACTACCACTAGTTACAGTAAAACTTCCTTCAGCATGTGAAGCATTCCCTAACGATATTGTTTGATCTCCTTCAGCATGTGAATAATTTCCTCTAGTTATAGCACCTACTCCTTCAGCATGAGAATAAGATCCTGAAGTCACTGTAGAATATCCTTCAGCATGTGAATAAGTATTAAGAGCTATTGTATCTGCTCCTTCAGCATGTGAATGCCATCCTATAGCTTGGGTATTATTACCTTCAGCATGTGCCCAGTTTCCTGAGGCTGTTGTATAACTTCCTTCAGCATGTGAAAAAGATCCTGAGGCTAAAGTAAATGATCCTTCAGCATGTGAACCTGAACCTATTGCTCTACCTCCTATTTGTTCTATAAATGTACCTGCTGGTGCTCCTCCTTGAGCGTGTGAATACTGCCCTTCAGCAGATGATTTATATCCTTCAGCATGAGATCCTATACCTGAAGATATTGTTCTATTTCCTTCAGCATGAGAATAATTCCCTGATGATGTTGTATATAATCCTTCGGTATGTGATGCTATTCCTGTAGCTCTAGTGTTATTTCCTTCAGCATGTGAGTAACTTCCTTCAGCATTATTTGATCCTCCTTCAGCATGTGAAAAATCTCCTGTAATAGCATTGTCATTACCTTGAGAAAACTTATTTATAATTTTTACTTCAGATCCTGATATATAAACAGATCCAGTTATAGTTTGATTACCTATAAAAGTATTTGATCCAGTTGTAGCAAATGATCCAGTATTAATAGAAGAAGCTGATCCTGTATTTACAGTAATATTAAAAGTACTAGCATCACCTTTTGTAAATGTGATTATATTATTAGTAGCTGAAGCTGTTAATAAAAGTGATCCTGTATTAGTTGTTCCTCCTCCAGGACTATTTAAAGCATAAGAAGCAGTTAAAGCGTATGAAGAACTTGTAGCACTAGTAGCGTTTGTAGAATTTAATGAATATGAAGCACTTGTAGCACTAGTAGCATTTGTTGAGTTTAAAGCATATGATGAAGATAACGCGTAAGAGGCACTTGTAGCATTTTCAGCATATGAACTTGAGGTTTCATAATTTATCTCATATGAAGCTGATACTGCATAAGAAGCAGTTAAAGCGTATGAAGCACTTGTAGAGTTTGTTGAATTTAAAGCATATGATGCTGAAGTAGCATTTGAAGAAGTACCAAATACTGAACCTGTGATTCCTCCTGTTACATTAAGTGATCCTGACAAAGCTGTTGATCCAGTTACTGTTAAAGAACCTGATATTAAGATATCATTATTAGCAGTATTACTTAAAGCGTTAATTACTCTTAAAATATGTTCTGCTCTAATTACACTACTAGGAGCTATACCTGAGGTACTGATTGTACTCATACTTATTATGATTTAAATTTGATTATTTCTATAATAAATATGGTAAAATATCTTAACAATTAATGTTTCTACCTACTTCTTTTATTAATTCATAATAATGAACTGAAGCGTAATAAGGACTTAAAGTTAATTCAGAGTTGTAAGGTAATTGATGTTGGTAAGCTCCTTTATAGAACATTTTTGTATCATCTGTCACACCAGCATTATGAAATAAAGAATTTACTTCCCATTCTGCTATAGGAGAACAAGCCCAAGTAAAATTTAATTTAGGATCTATTTTAGTTTGTATTCCTGATCTCCAAGCACCCCATAATACCGCCCACATATCAGCACACCATATTTGTAATTCATGATATGAAGGATTTTGTAGTTTTTTCATTTGATTTAAATGAGTAATTTGAGGAAATAATTGTTCACAATCAGTATACACTCTGTACCAAAAATCAGAAGTGACATTTTTCATTAAGTACTGAGCTCCACCTGAATTAAGTTGATTTTCTTTAATTACTTCTTCTTTTAAATCCATTATTTGGAGCATTTTTTCTAATACATCATCTCCTTTAGATTTAATGTATTCATATCCTATATAAGAGATAGTATCAGAAAAATACCAAATGTTATCTTGAAGTAAATGATCTACTTCTAAAGGTTTAGATAAAGCTACATCACAGTCATGATAAAAAATAGTTTCTTTTTCTAATTCAGGATTTTCTTTAAAGTATTTTGATAACAAATAAGGTCTTATACTTGAAATATAAAATGAAGTAGGTCTATCATCTTGATAGAATTTAAAGTTAACCTTTGGATACCTAAATTGAAGTTGTTCAAAGTAATCATCTTTATAATTACCTTGAACAGCTAAAATTATGTGTATATCTTGTGGTTGTATTTTATTTTTTATGAAGCTATAAAGCATAACTTCTACTTGCCATGCATAGTATAAACTAGCAGGTTGAACACAAACATATTTCATAACTAATTAAAATTTTTTATTATTCTATTCTTTGAGGATTTTCTAAGTATTTAACATTAAATTCAAATCCATATCTTTCTTGCATTAATTTAGCAGCTTTTGGTAAATTATCCCATAAAACTCCCTTTCTACCTCTAGCTTGATTTATAAAATTATACCAAGTATTATCATTTATATAACCATTATTTTGAAAGTCTTTATCACTGTTTAAAAATTCATATACTGCTGCTTTATTTTCTAAAAAAGATAAATCCTCACCTCCAAAATCCCCACTAAAATCTGAAATAGTAATAACTCCATAATCATTAACTAGTTTATTATAAAGTTCAGGATCATTATCTTGTAATTTTTTTAATTGTCTTAAATTTACTTGAGGTAAAATAGCAAATTCAGCTGTTAAATCATTTACAGTAGGTCTATAATCATTTTGATAAGAAGCAATAGCTGATCTAGTACCTACTAAAGCAGTATTAATTAAATTAACTTGAGCTGAGTCTAATTCTTCATCTTGCCCTGAAGATATTATATCATTAATTGTAATTCTTAATTGATCATCTACATTAGATAAAGCTTCAAATACTCCTGGTACTGATTCTTTAATTGCTATTTTCTTTCTAAGTAAAGATTCTGCTTGTTCTATTAATGTTGCTATATCGGGCATAATTTATTATTTTTGAGGAGTGTATATTCCTGCTTTTATTAATCTATCATATAATTCAAAATCTGTCTCTCTTAATTTATCAAGTTCATTAAAATTTACAGATTTAACATCTCTTAATTCTCCTACAACATCTGATTCATCTGGGGTATAAGTATTCTCAAATTCTATTAAAGAAACTCTAGGGATTCCAATTAAAGCTTGATTAATTAAATAAAGTTCTTGAGAAGTTAATTGATCTTCTTCACCTGAAGCTACTACAGCATTAGAAGCTGCTCTAATTTGATCATCAATATTTTGTAGAGTTTCGAATAATGCTGGGGCAGAATCCCTTAATGCTAATTTCTTTTTTACAAGATTTGTAGCTATATTTACTAAATTGGTAACAGCTGGACTTGGCATGTAGTTATGATTTAAGTTATGTGATAATAAATATTAAAATTAGGGTTTAAAATTAACAAGATGTATCAAAACCTGAGAAACTAGTACCATCCCAATACCTAGAAACTGTACCATTTGAGTAATACCCAGCTAAAGCTAATGTAGTACAAGCTGAAGTACGATATAATATTGTAGCTGTAGATATATCTCCTGTATCAGTATATCTATTAACACTAATACTGAAAGTACACGCATCAAAAGGATTACTAGCATCATATCCTAAGAATGGAGTAAACACACATCCACTAGTTGTAGTAGTGGTTGTAGTAGTGGTTGTAGTAGTGGTAGTTGTAGTGGTAGTTGTAGTAGTTGTTGTTACAGCATTAAATCTAGCATACCATTCTGCATTATAATAAGTGTCAGTTACTTGTACATTATAAGGATTAGTATTAGTAATAAAATTTCCTCCTGTAGCAGCATCATACCATCCTCCAAAAGTATAACCTGTATTAGCTGAAGCTGATACTGTTATATAATTTTGAATAGCAGTAAAAACTTGCCTTAAAGTACCTACTTGAGTACTAGGTCCTTGTGACCAAGGAGAAGTTATACTTACATTACCATTAGAAACCGCATTAACTCTTAAATAAAATAAAAAACTACCCGCCCCATAAAAACCAAAACCAAAATTTGATGGTCCTATAGTAGGATAAGTGTAAGTATCTCTAGTAGTTTTTAGACTTATATTAGTTGTAGGAGCGCTATAAAAGGTATTAAAATAATCTTTTAATGCCACATTAGCGGTAGCTGTTACTCTAGGCATATCTTATTATATTTCGTCTATAATGTTTTCTTCTCCAAATATTTCCTTATAAGTTTCTTTTAACTTATTATAAGAATAAGTATAAACACTTCCTGTGATAATGTCAATGTTTTTTAGTGTTTTTATTTCTCCATCTACTTCTACACTTTGAGTTAAAGGGTAAAAATGAGCCATATTCCATTCTTTCCATTCATCATTGTAAGACATTGAAACATTTAAACGTCCTATTCCTATACCTTTATTAGCATCTTCTAAATAAGGGGGGAAATTCAAATCAGCTGACTCTTTATTTTCATAATGAGCAACTGAAGTAATTAAAAATCCTCCTATTTTATTAACATTATAGTTTTCAATTTTTACATAAAAACTATTATGAGTATTTCCATCTAATGTTTGTACTGATTGTGATACTATAAAACCCATAATTATTTTGTTAATTTATTTACTAATTTTTTTAATTCGTCTATTTGTTTTTGTTGTTCTTTAATAGACTCTATTAATAGAGGTATAATTTTATCATATTGAACAGCTTTCATTCCACTTTCTCTTGTCTGAACAGCTTCTGGAATTACTAGTTCAATTTCTTGAGCTATAACTCCGACATCATGTCCTTTATTACCATGGAATGGTTCGTCTTCAATCCAATCAAATTCAACACCACTAATTTGAGATATTTTTTCTAATGGAGAATCTATTTTTACAATATTATTTTTCCATCTTTTATCTGAAGTAGAGTACGCTACTATATCATTTGATGCTTCAAATCTACCAGCAGTGTTAATAGGTGTGACACCTAATCCCATAGCTCCACCTGCTGTTATTCTTGCTCTCTC